GGATAGATGTTCTGCTTGTTCAGATCAATGTCAGCAAGGTTACCAAAGGTGATGGTGTTCACTCTATTGGTCGCGTTGATTGCCGCCTTGATTTGGTCTGTGATTTTGTAAAAGTTAGCCATGCGCCTGCTTTAGTCTTCTTCGTTCATATTCGTCCCGGTCGCTTTCGTAAGCAAGCCAGAGCAACGCTCTATGTAGCGGTAGTGATGTGATGGAATCAGCTCTTGTAGGGTCTCCATCGCAAAGTCTATGGATCGCTGCAAACCAGCCCCACTTCTTGATGAAGTTGTCTCCTCCGATTCCTCCATCGCTTCGAGGTTCAAAGATTTCAGGATATGCATCGATAAATGAGTTCCGATGCGATAAAAAAAAAGCAGGGCAGCGATTGCTGTGCCTGCGCTCATCTTCCTGATGATGCTTGTATCGGTGCTTGCCTTGTATGGCTCTATCTCGTACCTATCGCCCATTCTCCTCTTGATAGGTCTGTAAAGAATAGCCATGATTTTGTCAAGGTCTTCGATGTTATACTGATGCTTCTCAAGGTCGATAAACTCCCCGAAGGTGATCTCATCGAGGTTCGGATGGAAGCCGTAGTCCTTTTCAAATAGGCTGAATGCTTGCGTGAATTGTGGCTCTTGGTTGAGCACTTCGGTGATCTGTGCGATGATGGCTTGCCTGTCCTTGACTTTCATGTCAATGGCATCAAGCTCAGTTACTCCGCAGAAGTAGGAAAGTGCTTTGACTTGGATGAATTCTTCTTTGGCATCGGTGTCGATGGCTGTGAACTTCATGTAAGCCTCTAGCGTGATGTCATCCCATGAGGTTGGCACGCTTATCTTGAGTTGTCTCATTTGCACAGGTGTGTGTGCAAAGATAAAAAAAGGGGCTCGTGCCCCCTTGAATAAAAAAAGCCCCAGAGGGGCTTGGTGCGCTTTGTGAGTTTGTTCGGTTATATCTTACGAATCCAGAGTGTTGTTGTTCCTCCTTGATACATCCCGCCTGCCCATGCTCCTTTAAACTTCTGAGCGATCTCTCTTTTTTCTTTCTGCGTTATTTCCGAGAGCTTCTTATCTACTTGAATTTTGAGCTCTTTCGGTGTCGCGTCTACTCTCTTAATCCTCATGATGTTAGTGTTAAAAGTTTGCAATGACGAGGTCGCCTGATGGTGTTACAATAACCTCTGTGCGTTCACGTAGATATTCGAGCGCATCCTCGTCCTCTGGGATTAGGTAAATATCCTTAAAATCTTCTAATGTCCCTTCCGTAAAATCGCAACAGATGCCAATTACATCCAGTTCAATTTGCTCGCCTAAATCCTCCTCTAGTTGAGTGAAATAATCATATAAAGCATTAAGAGCCTCTAGGCTGAATTGATCACGCCTACCCATTGCTTCGAAAGAGCTGATAAAGGAGTAGTTGTCGATTTGTTTTACCATGATGTCGGAGTTTTTTTGTTTGACAAGGCAAATATAAACGCTTTATTAACAACACCAAAAAAAAGTTTTACCTCAAGTGATACTTGCCATGATTAGGCTTGCCCACCTTTGAGAAGATAGCGTATCTGCTCGCATCGATAGCATGGTTGAAAGCATCCACAGGCTTGTTCAAGTTGCGCCCATCCCTGTCCTTCGTCCACTTGTAGTTCCTCAGCTCCTTGATCAGGTTCGTGCTTGATGGCTCAACGTGCAGCTTGAAGGTCTTCATCAGTTGTATCCCGGCATTGATACTATCCTTGCCCTTGTCTGCTGGCCGAACATTCCACCCCATCCTCCTGATCTCCTCGATGCTCTTAGGTTCTGCACTATCACAATAGATGATGTCGCGCCTATCGATGTTGAGGTTAGCAAGTTCGCGCCCGATGTCTTGGTTGGTCATGTCGGTGCGGTAGATGCGCTCCTTCATCCAGATGTCATCGCCTTGCACCCATATCTCCACGAACGCTGTTGGGTCATTGGTGAAGCCGAAGTCCATGCCCATGCTCATCAGCTTCGCCTCCTTCGGGATTGCCTGCTCGTCAAAGGTGAATACATTGTCGCGACTGATTGCTCTCTCTCCTAGCCCATAGACTTGCCATGCTTGCGGATCAGTTTCTTTGAGCCTTTCAATGCGCTCAATGGTGAGAACATCGAGGAATGGATTGTTGCGGTATGTTGACTTGATGAACTTGGCGCGAGGGATCACATCTTCATAGAGCCAATGGTATTCATCAGAAGGGTTGAAGTCAATGAAGATTTGCTCGGTGGTTCTCAGCTCGAGTTGAAGGAAGTCCTCCTTGCTCAGTTCGTTTGCCTCGTTACAAAATAGTATGTGCCTCTTCGCTCCTCTCTTCTTTTGTGGGTCATCCATACCCATGAACTCGAAGCGGTTGCCATTGATCAAGTAGATGTTGTCCGACTTGTTGTGGAGGCTTTGGTCGTACATCCCGGCCTTGTCCAGTATCTCGAAGAAGTCGCGCATGGCTGTGGAGCGCAAAGACTTGAGAGTCTTCCTGGCGATGGTGTATGTCTTGCCTGTGGATTGGTGCGCTTTGATGATGAGCACCTGAAGGATGGAGTAAGTTTTGCCAGAGCGCGATCCACCCTGATTGACGATGATGGAATCAGTAGCGTTAAGGTTCTGCTTGAATAAACTCGATGTTTCGATTTGCAGTCTCATTCATCGTTGTCTTCAGAATTTAGGTCAGCATCTGAATCTCTTATGATGATTTCAATCTCATCGACCTTGTTCACTTCCTGCTGTATCTGCTGGAGTGGTTGCCCATAGGCTGAGTCCATGAGTGCTTTGTATGCGTTCACATCGCCATCCCTTGCCTTCTTGATGATGGCTAGGGTCATGATGTCCTGCTGCTCTAGCTTCTCTTTTTCGCCTGTGATTGGGTTGTTGATGTACTGCCCCACCTCTAGCCATTCGCGAGCGATGGTGCTGCGGTTGCGTGAGCCTTTGGGTCTGCCTTTAGGGTTGCCGCTCTCTCCTTTTTTGAATTCGTGCTTCTTAATATCCTCCGCTGCCATTACTGCTGTACTTGTGCTGTTTTGCTGACAAAAGCATTTAACGGGTAAAAAACAAGACTATTCCTATAACCCCCATCGAAAGTGGGCTCAATAGGTGTGACCCCATGCACGTTCCTCCATGCCGGGTAAACCAATATTGAATTATCACATTGGTCAATGGTAGCCCCGTAGTCAGGTACGTGTAGGTTGCCGCCCCTGCTGTTTCTTCTTTTGGTGATGATAACGTTCACCGTATTCTTTATGTTCCCTGTATCCCTGTGAAAAGGTGCGCTAATGTTGTAGTTGCTAATTGAAGAAGTGAACAGGCTGCCGAACTTCCATTGGTCAGGCACCTGGTTAAACAGTTCTTTTTGCCTTTGGTATTGGTCTGGCATTATCTCGGCTATGAGCTTCTCGCTTTCCTTTGCAAGTAGTAGCATCGCCTTTATAAAGTTCTGCGCTGACTTGACTTGATGAACACTGCTTCTTGATGCGTATGGCCGTTTCATGTGTGGTTTTGGAGGTGTGCTTCCAAGAATAACACTGTATTGACTAACCCACTCTAACCCTTTAGCTTCTACCATCTTTTTAGTACCTCTGTTCATTGTGGATTTAGGGACATTCTTAGTCCTCAATTCCTTATCCGCAAGGTCTGCCAACTTGCACATCTTATCAGGCATCTGACGCATAAAGAAACCAATCGGTTCACCATCATCATAGAATATGCAGTCCTCTGTTACGTTAGGCTCAAACGCTGGGCATTGGTCGCCAATCTTTACGGAGTGTTCTGTTTTTTGTAGATATAACCTTTTCATTTTAAGATTCTTTTAGCTGCTATATCTATATTTTTGTCCGTTCCGTATATTCTAATATGCGTTCCGTAATCCCAATTAGGTTTTTTCGCCATTTTTACCAAAGGATTAAATCTATTACACAAGTAATTACACTCTTTTTTTCTCAACTCTTTCCTTTCTGTTGTAGACCCAAAACCACCTGAAGTATATCTACTAAATAAAGGAACGGTCCAATTCAGAATTAAAACTTTTTTATGCCGTATTAAATTTTCGCAAGTCCAAGAGACGTCATCAATAAGTTGTGCGTTCAAATCAAACCTGTAATTAGATTTTTTAACTAACCAAAACCTGCCGTCAGCTAATCCTCTGTGTCCAAATTTATTTCTTAAGTTTAAGGGGTTTGTGTGTAAACCAAAACCTATAAGATGAATGTTTGCGCTTTCAGCTAAATCTATTAATTTTGGAAACATAGTAAACATTTCCTTTAACCGCATAGGGGGTTGTTTAGTTACGGTTAGTTTGTTTTGATTTTGAAAATTTACATCTAAATGAAGTTTTCTACTTAAAACATCCTTTACTGGGTAGGATTGAATTTTTTGAAAATCATCACACATAAAAACGGACCACTCGCCCAAGTCCATCATATCTAAGGCATTGTTTCTTTGATAAGCTAACCCTTTTTTAGCGTTTGTAACAATTGGCTTACCATAAACAGTTCCTCCTTTTTTGAATAAATCATAGTCGGCATCCTTATGAATTAACACATTGTGGTCTATTCCGTTTTCATATAGAGCTTTGCTCGTAGTGGCAGTGTTGTATCTGTTGTAAAAAAAGGTAAATACCTTCATACTTTCTCCTTTTCAGATTTCAAGAAGTCTAATATCATCTTGCCAACGTATGCGTCACGGTCGCGCCAAAACTTAACCAGCTCGTAAGCCTCGTCATAATGGTCAGGCTCAAACTCAATTTGAATAGCTTTCTTGACGCCATCCGCCATATCTTGAAGCTGGTCGTCAACATCCTCTTCATCGAGTATTGAGTAATCTACATCCTCATTGGGTTGCCACACATCCAAACCCCAGTCTCCCAGCTCTTCCTCATCCCACTCGTTGGCGAGCATATCCCAATCCCATTCACCGAAGCCGATGTTGTCCTTGATGATGAACTGCTTCTGCTTCACCTCATCCCATGATGCGATGTAGACAGGTGCTTCTTTCACCCCTGCCTCCTTGAGTGCCTTCAACCTCATGTTGCCACCTAGCACCACCATGTCAGGGTTCACAACAATAGGACGAGCTTCAAGCATCTCAGGGAAGTCTTCAATCGACTGGACGAGCTTCTTGAATTTGTTATCGCGAATGACTCGCGGATTGTTCGGGTTGGCTTTAATCTTGCTAATCTTTATCCTTTCCATAGGTGTTGTAAATTTTATCAATGTCCTTAATCCACTCGTTCCACTTCTTCGGTGAGCAGGTGCAAGGCTTTGTGAATTTATGACCAAAGAGGTCAGCGTGCATCCTTGCCACCATCTCCTGCTCAGGGCTGGTGATCTTCGCCCCTCTGTTCTCAATGAAGTCTTCCCAGATGCTGTGCTGTGCTTTATTCATGCAGTCAGGCTTGGCGTAAGGGAACATCTCATTGAGTATCTCCTTGCGCTTATCGCATCCGCAGTCGATGCCTGTCGCTTTGGTGAAGCGTTTTATCACTTTCTTGATGCCCGTTGCCTCTGTGATCTTTTCGATAGTATCTCCGAGT